TTCCGTTTTAATTGATTTACCATTTTTTGTAACTGTAAATTCTCTAGATTTTATTGTTTCCTCATATGCCTCTGGAACATTAAAATCAGCTGCTGATTTACCAAGATTTTCAAAACCTTCAGTATTTGCGACAGTTGCAAACTTTTCAGATTTTGTTTTAAGAGCATCCCGCGAAGCATTAATGTTTGGATTTTGAACGATTACAGACAACTCCTCTGCCAAAGGAGCAGTTGATGCTTGCAATACTGCTGCAGATTTCTCTAGAGCTTCACCACTACCATCGGCTGCCTTCTCAAAATTGGGAACAGCTTTGCATAAATCTCCACCGCCGGCCAACGCAGTAGTGGCATCAGATACTAATGTGGTTAAATCTTTTCCAGCAGTAGTCAGTTCACTACCGAAATTAGTATCAATTTCTGCTAACTTGTTAGTATATGCAAGAACTTCTCCTAGAGTTGTGAGAGGTAATTGTAAAAGTCCTGTAATTTCTGCTTGTAAATTAAGAGGGGGAATTTCTGGAAGATCAATCGAAAGACTATCAAATGAAGCTTTCAGTTCTGTTGCAGCAGATGCTGCGGCTGCGGCTGCGGTTGATGCAGCCGCATCTATTTGAGAAGTTAATGAACTTTCTAAGTCTTCTAATTTTGTTAGAGCATCATCAAGTTCTGGGCTTGCGCCGCATAAATTTGGTATCGTAGGCATTCTTTATCCTCCAGCAAACACGTTAGAACTTCCAGCAGCAACAGAAGTACATCCAGTTATACCATCTCCAATTCTACCCGCACCCTTACCGTTAACAAAAACAGTTGTTGATCCTGTAGTAATTGGTGCTGCATGAGATGGACAAGGATCGCCGGGTAATTCATGTGATGTATTGTTATCACCCTGTCTACTCCATTTAATACTATTTACAAAAACATTAGGTGATCCTTGGGCTCTTGCAGGCGCTGAACAATGTGTAACATCTGCATCTCCAATTCTAGTTGCTGCGGGCACGTTCTTTCTCCATTAGTTTTTGTAACCTTTCATTCCAAAGAGATAACTCATCATGCTCTTCCTCAGTATGAGGTTCTTCTGGAATGTCAGGTATAAATTTAATTACATGTTCAAACTTTTCGGGTATATCCTCATATTTATCATAAGTAATCAATTCACCATTTACTATAAATTGAAATTCAGCCATTAGTTCAAATTAATTGGTTTTGCATTACCATCAATATCAGCAGCATCCAAATCAATCTCTGTCTCTGATTGAATCTGCATAACTCCAGCAGACTTCAAATTAAGAGTACCACCAGATTTAAAAGATACAATACCTGATGAAGTTGAGATATTCATATTATCCTTTGTATTCAGAGTCATATGACCTGATTTCAATCCAGCCATTAGGGTCATGTCAAGTTTAACACTTTGTTTATAATTACCATTATTTAATCTAACCTCATCACCTTCTGTGGTGACGTTAACCTTCTCCCCAATTCGGCCCTTAACATTCTGTTTAATATTGAAGGAGTGATTTCCAAGTATCTCTTCTTCAACATTACCACCACTAACTCCTGCACCAACCTTACGCCGAAGATTCTTATGAATCTTTTGCGTGTAGTCACCTTCAACTTCTAAGTGATAATTTCCCTTAATGAGTTCCCGAACATTTCCCTCGACAGTAAGATTAACATCGCCAGTAATTGATACACTTGATTTTCCAGCAATAATCTCATAGTTGTCACCGATAACCTTGACAACTTTATCTCCTATAGGATGAATCTCTTCAAAGGTTCCAGACATGTGTTGACGAAAGAGTCTCTCATTATTGGGACTGTCATCAATTTCTGTTATATGACCAGACTCAGATTCAAACACATGATTGTAAGGATACTGAGATGACAAATATGGATTTACATATTTCTTAGTTGACTTGGGGTCCGGCTCTTCCCAAAATGTACGAGTTTCTTCAACAGCAACATCTGATACGGATTTTATAAATGGTTGCGTTGCAATAGGAACACCTGTTCCAAACTGTGTTGTATTTGGATGGGTGCCAGTATCATCAACTCCAACAGTTGTATCAAGTTTTGTTGGATCACCCCTAAGACGTTTCAATCTTCTGTTCATTAAAGAATCATGTGTTTCTGAACTTTGTCCTTGAGCTAATCTATTTGTATCTGGTTCATCTAATTCATGCCCAGATGTCAAAGAATATTCTTCACCATCAACAGGATAAGGACCATATGATGGAGTCCCTGTATATTCAGTTTGTTTAGAAAATGGACTTCTTGGATCATTAAAACCATAACGATGATCAGCAGGCCTCCTTGGTGTTCCGGGCAAAGAACCAAGTATTACAGGTTGTTGTCTTTCCGTATCTCTAAAGAATCCTATAACCCAACTACCTTCAACTAAAAATGAAGGTGTGTTTCCCATTCCCTGCATCGATGGGTCTGTGACAGGATGCATAACATGTGCCCATGGCAAATCATCTGATGGTAGGTCTTCTAATACATCTGTATGAAAACCTAAAGCTCGCACACGAACACGCCCAAGGCGTTCTGGGTCATTGCGGTCTTCTACAACTCCAACGAACCAAATAAAACCATCTTGGCCCATAAAGAAACTTTTTTCAACCATATTAATCCTCTAAACATTATTTATACTATTTATAAGTATTAATGTAGGTCTGGATTGCGGCCGTAGCGTTTAGATTCTGATGTAGTAAAATCGTAGGGTTCTATATCATAATTTTTATTAGGTTCAATATCAATGAACATCTGCAACATTTCTTTTGCCTGAGATTCATCCATATAATCAGCTACTGTATTTTTAAGAATAATTCTGTATTTTTTCATAGTAAAGTTTATTTAGTCCTACAGTTTTTCATAGAATTGTGATAGTAATCAAAATCATGATTAACAATATCTTTATATCGACTAGATGTACTAGATTTTTTAAGAATAAGATTTCTCTCCACCCAATATGGATTTAGTCCAAGGTTTCCTGCAATGATAATTCTTTTATGATCACATTGTTGTTTTGCTACAGAATGTTTAACCCAGCCTGGAAACATAATCATTGTTCCCCTTAAAGGAGAAATACTCTGTGATGCATCGTCAAATGTCAAAGGTGAACACTGGTCACAACATTCTAAATTATAAACCCAACTCCATATAGAAGGCCAATGTTCATGAGGAATAGTATAGTCACCTTTAGAATAACTAGCAGACCAGCAATCATAGGGCATTAAAAAAACTTTACTGGGAGAGTTATCATTTCCAACACTCACTGCAAACTCTGCCAGGTTTGCAAAATCAATATCATGTTCATGCATATACCAATCCGTCATACTAGCTCTCACATTGGTTTCTTTATTCTGCACATCATGAAAGTTTTGACAGGTTGCAACTAAACTGTCAGTTATATATTCAACAGGAACTCTTTTTTGTATTACAGGAAAGTTAACATTGAAAGGAATAGAAGCTGGGTTCGTTTTTAGTTGCCGAAGTTTCTTTTCGGCCATATCATTTTCATTACCTAAACTGGCAGCAAGTGACTTTAATAAACTCATGATACAATAGGTTTCTCTTGTGGATACCAATACCAACCTGTTGCAATATATTTGGAATGAGTATGAATAGGATTGCCTCTATGTTGATACATCCATGCAGCAGGAAAGATACAACCCATACCCTTACGGGGTTGCACTCTTATTTTCTCATAGAGAAACTCTGTCTCTCCTTCTCCATCTGGAACATCGTTAAGATATATCGTCCAGACCAAAGCTCTTGTTGCATCTGCATAGTGAGAGTTCTCTGCATGAAAATTATGAAAGCCGCCACCCATTGGATTTGTTTTTTGTATTTTACTCTCTGGTGATACAAGCGAATTCTTTGCACCACGGTATACAACAGAAAACTCATTTGTATATTCATACAACATATCAATTTTTGATTTCTGTAATATTGAGTAGAGCGGTTCTTTATCATCCATCCAAATTTGTTTGTCTTTACGAGATATACGATTTGCTTCTATGATTTTACCATCATGATCATCCTGTTCAAACCATTCAATCAGTTTGTCACATTCATCATTAGATAATGCGTTATCAAAACCCCTAATAAAATTACGAAGCATCTTTTTTGTCCTGTCCTACATTAAGATTTCCTGCTACCATAATACGCTCATGATTGCATTTATGAACTGGAACCTCATGTTTTATCCACGCAGGAAAAACAATAAGTTGAGCTGTTTTAGGTTTTACTTCATATCCATTTACACATGTTGGAAACACCAGAGGCGCACAATTCTCACACGCATTAACACAGAATGTATATGACCATAAAGAGGGCCAATGATTATGTTCTTTAGTTTCATTACCCTTAACATAAACTAATCCCCAACTATCCTTAATGAATAATGGAACTGATAATGCATTACCTTCTGTATCTGTCTTTGTAGCTACAGGGCATCGATGTGCTACTTCAGATGCAGCTGAACCGATAACCCGAAATGTTGTATACTCATTGTGCATATCCCAACGAGTCATCAAACACTTTGCCGCAGTCCTACCTTGCAAATGATCGCCCGCTTCTTTAATGTCATTGGTTATATGTTGCAAAAATCCAGCAGTAAGTGGCAAGCTAGGTCCATCATTAGAAACACTTAAATCTTTAACCTTCACTGGAAATTTGTCAGTGAAACTTGGCCATGGATTTGGATTGCCAACTAGTCTAGATAATGCACTCATATTACTATCTCCTGTATATTTGTTTCGTCAGGATGATGGCCATCAAATTTAGGTTTCCCTTTTGGAAGAGTATAAAACCAACCTGTAGCAATATACTTGACTCCTACGTTTGGAGTTACACCTTTATGTGGATGTGTCCAACCAGCAGGCCATATGACTGTACGTCCCGCTGAGGGAGTTACAACTATATCCTGATAGGGAAACTCCGTTCCAGAGGTTGCATCATTAAGATACACCATCCATGCAAGGAGTCGATAAGGATACGAACCAGACTGCTCATTATGCAACGAGAAGAATCCTTCTCCCTCATTGTAGCGTTGAATATTATACAGAGGACATAGACGCCAGTAACTAGACTTGTTGAGTGTGTTCAGATAATCATATTTCTTTGTATACTGTTTCAATGCATCTTGAATAAACCCATACACTTGGCCATTAATAAGAACATCATCACCAAAGTTAAAAGTCTTCGTTGCACAGACCTTTTGGCGTCCTCTATTAAAGAACGCCAGGCCTGAACTCTTACTTGAAGATTCATCATAGACAGAATCAAAATAGTTGACTATCTTCGCACAATCATCTATTTTTTCATTGTCATATATTTCAATAAAATCATATAACATCATTCATCGTTATGTAGTTAGTTTCACCACGAGCTCCTGTTATAGATAGAAACATAGAGTCAGCATTCTTCTCTTTGACAGGAGTATATCGCCCCATCTTTTTAGAGTAGTAGTATGCAACACCATCTTCTAATTTTACGTTATCATACGAATCCATATCAGACTCGATAGATGCAATTACACCATTTGCGGGCTCATCGTATATGTTGGTATACGAAATCTTATCACCAATATTCATTCTTCGTTTTCTTTCGTTCCATATTTAAATTCAATTTCAGCTGCAAGGTCTAACTTGTGCATGATGTCTTCTGTAAAGAAAGTCTCTGGGTCATTTAGTATTGCCTTACCAAACTGCTTAGACCCGTCAGGCATTTCATATCGTGTAGATGTCTTCTTAAACACATCATACTTCTCTGCTAGTTCCAACAAGCCATAGTATCGGTCCAATCCTTTGTCATACGTCAGCCGCACATCCACCATCTTATTCTCCTTGGTGAGTCGCGACTTATGGTTCTTACAATGAATGATATTACCAACAACCTCAGTTCCATCTTTCTCTTTCTTCTTGCTGAGATAGATGATAGAACTTGCAGCATACTTCAATCCAGAGCCACCACCCATCTCCTTAGTAGAGAACAGGCCCATACTCTCATAAGTATGATTAGTCACAACCATAGGAACCTTTGCCCTACCAAGTTTCAAAGTCAGAACACGAAACGCAGCCTTGAGAACTTGTGCTCGGGTCATGTCTCTTGTCTCTTTACCGTCTGCTGTATCCTCAACTTCTTTGGTGGTACTCAACATACCCAAAGAATCTAAGCAGAGAAATAATGGCTTACGGTCACTCTCATTCTGTGCAAGATATCCATCAAGAACTTTAAGCGATTGTGTACGAAACTCTTGAACAGTTGTCACAGGAAAGATAACCATACGCTTTGGATCAATACCCCTATCAACAACCATGTTCTTTGTAATTGCACTTTCACTCTCAAAGTATATTACACCAGCATCGGGGTCTCTGTCAAGGAAATTCTTTACAATTCCCATAAGAAAATAAGTCTTACCCGTTGCACTCTCTCCTGCTATTGCTGTGATCTTATTGCCAGGTAATCCCCCATTGACAGAACCACTCAGTAGTGCATTGAAAATGTAGGAACCAGTGTCAATGAAACTATCAACGTCACCAGCTTCCACACCATCAGCTACAATGGCTGCATATTCATTACCAGATTGTTTAATAACCTCTCTTAGAAAATCGTTCAATCTGCCCACTCCAAATAGTTATAACCGATAAGTGATCGGTCCTCACTTGAATTCAAATCAACCTTCATCTTAGGCCCATCTCCACCCAATTCAATTTTATTCACACGCCGTTGTACTGTTGCTGCAACACCATACGGCGAACTTTTCTTAACCTTTAATTTCCACATATAACCTCTTCCTTTATATTAGTTGAATGGGACTTGAATCATTAACAAGTAGCATATCGCAATTATAACTATACACCCTACAATAAAGAATGTCAAGAGAAAAATAACACATTTCATTGATTTTATTGGATGACGTATCAGAAAACATACTATTAATCCTATCAAAATTAATAACAAAATTGCTTCCATCACTTATCCCCCTTTGAATTTATGATGTCAACAAGAATATCACCGATAAGATTAAAGAATTCTTTATCAAATTTTTCCTTTGGTATGTCAATATTCTCTATGATGTTATACTCAAACTTCAATGGCATAGTGCCGTCTTCGTTCTCTTTGTCTGGAATAGACACTGCACCATACTCATAGATTACATCATCATAGTATCCACCTATGATTAGAATAGAAGCTGTCTCATCTTCTTTTCTTGAAATGATTTTGTATTTACTTTTAATATCAGACATAGTGAAGATAACTCCCCATTATATATTTACTCCCATTGATTGGTGGCTTCCCTGCATGAACCCATGGCCACATTGGTGGAAATAATAGAACCGAACCTTTGTTGCAATGAGACACAAAAGTGTTTCCACCAAAATTAACTTCTGTCTCTCCACTCTCATTGTCTGTAAGGTAGAGAAACATAACCAGAAACCTTCTTGCATTCTTATAATTGTTAACATCAATGTGTGGTGGAAACTCATCAGTAGTATCTGAAAGATATCGCTTGATCTTGAAAGCCTCTACACCAAACTTATCGGGAAACTGAAAGGATTTAAGCTTAACATCTTCCTTATATAGTTCCACAGATTCCATCAGAGTATCGCCAATAAAATCCAAGTCTTCCCGAAACGGTGTATCCTTTGAGTTCATAAGATTCATCATAGTCAAAGTCTTACCTTTACTATTATTCTGAACCTCTTGCAACTCTTTATGTGCTTCAAACTTATTCACAAAGTAATCACACTTCTCATCACTCATAACATTCTCAAACACACGACAGAAATTTTCACTCGCTGAGCCAAACATCCAAGGCATTATTTTTTTCTTCTCACAGTAAAGTCAATACCAATTCTTTTTTCGTGCGTTTTGATTTTCGCGGCGCAATGTTTGATTCGCGGGTCAAAGATAACAAAGTTCCCTGACTTCATATTCACAGTTTCTTTCCCGTGAATAAACGCACCACCATCTTTCTCATTCCAGTTGCTATTCAACAACCCCACAATCTTAATATAGTCTGAGTCTTTCTCATGGTCTATATGAGGATTGTCATCCCTGTATTCGTCCTTGATAGAGATGCCACAGTATGATACTTCTGGGTAGAAGTATTCACTTGCAGGCCTACCGAGCTCATCATTTGAACTGTATATCTGAATAAGTAAACCCATAGCCATACCCGCAATCATTTCATTAACAGGATCATTCTCAATCACTGTTAACTTCAGATGTTTATCTTCTAGGGGATGACCCAGTGGATGCTTCAAATTCCATCCATCTGATTCTTGTGCTGCATATTTCAACATACTTAAATACTGCATATCGCAGCAATTCTCAATTACCTTTAACATAATTATTCAATCCTTTATAATTCTATGACCCTGGCCACTCTCAATATTCTTTACTCTTTCTGACAGATAATTCAGTACAACGGGAGAGACATTAATTCCTCTTGCTTCTATTTCAAGTAACTCTCTCTTAAATACTGTAACAATTGTCGTATCAACACTGCTTAAATTACGCATATTCTTCTCCTATTACTTAGGGGTTTTTTATATCTAGGGAAGGTAAATCAAGAGTCGCTCAGTTTAGCTGGGGGGCTCTTTTTCAGCCATGTTCGCTCCCAATCTTTAAGTCCATGACCTTCTGTGCTTGCGTTATCTGCGGCAGTCTTTTTAATCTGCGTGATACTTAGGGCCCAGTTCTCTGCACAATCCTCTGCGTATCGCTCTGACTTAGTTTCGAGATTCCTAGTGTCTAACAACTTGCCGTATTCATACATCTTAACATAATAGAAGTCACCATTGAAATGCACAGTTGCAGTACGGTCACCCTCACCACTGAATGTATGCAGCACCTTATCAGGGCGTGTCCAGATAGGTGACTTAGGGTCAGTGAGTTCATTCACTTTATCTGGCCAATCACTGAAGACATCTCTGCGCTTGGTAGTTGGATTCACATCATCATAGGATTGCCCTAGCGGTAGATTATAACTTAATGCTTTGACATGCTCCTCTGTGATTTGCATCTCAGTTTCTCTGCGAAGCTTTGCGTATTGTCCTTCAAGATTAAAATAATGTAAACGTAATTCACATAACTCTTCAATTTTATCAGGTGGTGGTTCATGTCCATATGCGGCCATGTTCTATTCTCCTTTTTAATATATCAGGGTAGTTCATTTGAATACCGCTGAGGTTTGGGGGGTGGGCTCTTTTTTATACTCGCAAGATATATCGTTGGATACTTATTGCATTTGTAGACTACCGAATCGCTTTCAGTTATAAGGCACCCCCCCTGTGAGTGAAGAAGAGAGAGTGTCGGTCCACTTAGCTATTCAGCAATATACGAAAGACCATTCGGGACACTCTCTGAGTATAGCTGACTATACCACAAACAAAGAACAATGTCAAGGGAATTCTCAGCTATTAATTGGCATACTCACTTCGCCATTCACACA